CGGTCTCGCTGTCGTAGTAATCGGCCAGCGCGGTCTGGGCCGTCTGCTCGTCGGGGAATTTGTAGAGAAAGTCCTTCATGTTACGTCGTGAGTTGTTGGAGCAAACTGTTGCTCAAGCGGCGGGGCCAGTAGGCGATGCGGCGGATATGGCTGTTAGCCAGCAGCGCGCTGCCGCCACGGTTGCCAATATAAAGATGCGTTGCGGTTGGCACCGTGCCAGATGCTTGAGATACAACCGCGCCACCCTGCACTGTCGCCGCGAAGTCTGACGCCTTGTATGCAACGATTACTCTTGTCGGCCACACAGAAGAGTTTCCTGCATTAAACTCGTCCCACTGGCTGGCTGTAGCCGTCACAATGGTTACGCGCATCCTGCGGCCGGAGCCGCCTTGGAGGCCCATTGCAACGCGATTGTTGAGCGTGTTGTCGTCAAGCGACGCTATGGTAACTAAGTTGGTGTTCAGCGTGTCTCGCTGAACCTCCGCAAACAAAGTCCCCTCGCTCTGATTATAGAAGCTGGAGATCGGCGTGACGACCGCACTGTCTGCGGCGCGGGTGGCGGCGGCGGTGGTCGTCGGGATGTAGCTGGTGGCGAAGGCGCCTGCTTCTAATTGGGCGCCCCAGATGTAGAGGCCGGATGTGTTGTCGCCGGTGTAGGATGACGATGTGCCGTTGTGCAGTCCAAAATAGACTTGTGTGTCGGTTGCGGTAACTCCTGCCGGAGTCAGTGTGATCGTGCAGCGATACCAACCATTGCCAACCGAGGCAATGGCGGCGTTTCCCGTGCCGTTTGACGCGGTTCCTGTTTGTGAACCAGAAAATGATCCCGCTGTTCCTGCTGCCAAATTGAAAACAACGGTTCCTCCACTTAAATCAATGGTAGGTGTTGTAATTCCAGAAAGAACGGAGACAGAAAGTCGGTCACGTTCTTTAGCTTTTGCAAACACTGATACTGTAACGGTGCTGTTGGCGCCTGCATGAGCGACCTGCCTAAATACAAAGTGCGAGTTCGACGCCGTGTTGTCCTCGACCAATAAGTCCGCTGACATTGTCCCGTCTGGTGAGGCAAGGGCGTTTGCCGTGATGCTGGCGCGTGTTTTGTTCCAATACGCATTGTCAAACTCTGCGCTTCGCTGATACAGATTCGTCCGCGCCTCCTCGATGAGCAGCCCCAAGCTGCTGCCGCCGGAATGGTCGAAGCGTGGCCCGAAATACGCCGTGCCGGTCGTCGGGTTGTAGTCTGTGGCGGTGGAACCGATCTCTAGCTGCGGGGCGGCTATGCGGAGGGTTAGGTCGATGGTTGCGCTGCCAGCAACAGTTACAAGAATTCCTGTCCACACGCGCTCAGTCAAAGCGTCTGTCAGTGTGCGCGTATGCGCAAAGCGGGACATTAAGGCAGCAATAGATAGCGCCGAACCGTTGCCGCTTACCAAAAATGTGCCGTCCGCTTTGTATTCAATCGTCGAAAGCCGTATTGTGCTTATGCCGGTTAAGTCGCCAGCCGTTAATGACACATAGACGCTTGATGTCCACGTCTGTGCTGCCGCTGCGTTGACCTGCGTGGTTCCGTCGTAGCCAATGTTAAATCCCACAGCAGAACCCGAGCTATTGGTTCCGCTTAATTTTACATCTACATACGCAAACCCATTTGCTGTGCCGGTGCCAATGACCTCGCGGGTGATTCCACTTGCCGTTCCAACAAACCAATTCGTCGGCATCACCCCACCGCTCCCAATCACCCCATTGGTCGAACCACTAGCCTGCGAGTTGCGAATGTGGTTGTTCGGCGCAAACCGCAGCGTGCCAGTCGCGTCGAAATACGTCGCGTTGGTGCCTCGCGTGAAGGTGATCGCGGGGCCGACACCATGATCCAGCGTCTTCAAGCCCGCGAAGTCCCTCGAAAATGAGGGCCTCGTCGGGGAAACAGTTTTACGGAAAGGTAGTGGCACCGTCTTAAACGGGGGCCTCTAGCTGCAAGGAAAGGCGGACCCGGATGTCGCTGGCTGAAGAAAATGTCGGTGTGCCACCCGTTGTGGCCGCGACAAAAAGAGTGTTGGACGTAAGCTCAAACGGAATCACCAGACCACTGGACTCGCCGAACTTACAACCACCCAGGTCGGTGCCAGTCGTCACGGTCGCCGTGCCGATGATCTCGAAAGCACCGTCGTCGGTAATCGAGGGGGCCGCATTGATCGTGCCGAAGTTGGCGTTACTGCGAAGGAAGTAGAGCGTAATCGTCTGGCTGGCCTCGTCGTCGCGGTCGACAATACTCGCCGAGAGAATCGTGCCGCGGGTCGCCGCTGCCGTATCAGCCACGGTGACAGAGGTCGTGTTGAAAAGCACATCGCCAGTCGCATAAGCGGAGGTGTCGACCACCGGAGTAAAGCGAACGATCTTTGTCCGGAAGTTCGTGATAAGTATTCCGCCGGCCGTGGAACTGATGCCGGAGTTCAGAAGACTATTGATCTTCTGAAGAGAACGATCGGACGAGTCCATCGGCTTGGGTTCGTTGTTTTCGGGAAAGTAAGAGGGCATAGGTTATGGTATTGCGGGGTTAAGATAACGCATTATGCGCTAGTCAACAAATAGCCCGACCGCCGCGGGGCATACTTCGAAGTCATCGTCGACTTCCAACTGCTCATCCCGCGGCGACTCCCACCAGTCTCTTGCGGAGGACGTAGCCCGAACCGTTCACGGACAACATCGAGCATGACGAACGCAGCATCCGCCACGTCAGGGCTCCGGCCGATCCTGGCCTTCATATCGGTCTTCGACTCAACCACGACCTTCATCGATCCGGATTTGCGCGTGTCGTAGTTCCGGCTGGTCATCTCCCGAGCCAGATCCGGCCCGATCCCTCGAAGCTGACCATTCTGCAAAAACTCCTTCGCTCCGAACCAAAGCTCGGTCACGCGGTTGACGTATTTATCTTGGGCCGCGGTCGCATCGTAAGCCGAGAGCGAGCGCCCCGAGGGAGCCCCGCCGAAGTGGACGCGGAGGAACTCGTTCGATCCGCAGACCGTAGCCATCGCATCGCAGAAGGGCACACCGCCGCCCGTCACGTCGACCCCGATGTTTCGCCAAGGCACCCCAGCTTTGACCACGATGTCTTTGATCTTCTTCGCGATCTGGAAGGTGCGCGGTTCGGGATTGCTCGCTTCCTCGTCGAGGTAGTAGAACTCGTCGAAGGAAACTTGGTCCACTCCGTCTTTGTTCTGGCCAAACGAGCCCAGATAAATGACACACCTATCCCCGCCGCTCACAAAGGAGGGGTCGATGCCGACAATACGTTCGGCGCGGCCCCTCCACACGGGCTTCTGGTCGGCTTGGAAGCGAATGATCTCGGTCTCGCTGTAGATGGCTTTACTGACCGCCTGCGGTGGCCAGAACCCCCGATAGTCACGCCAGAAGATCGGGTTGTCCTCGCCAAGCCGTTCACGGGCCTCATCGATCTTCTCCCATTTTTGGATCGGCCATTTGTTTTCGCCGGCCAAGTAGTTCGGATTCTTGAGGGCATCGAGGTGCAGACAGACCCCACCCAGCTTCGTCTCCCACTTCTCATCATTGACCGTGATGCTCCCCCACCCATTCGTCGGCTCGACGAAGCGGCCGAAGGGATCGTAATAGCTGACAGGGTTTGCCGCGGCACAAATGTGGAGAAACGGGTTGTTCGAAAGGTTCGACATCGCCGTGTCGAGGAAGGCATGACCCAACTCGGACAACTCGTCGGCCGCGACGATGACCCGCGGAGCCTTCATACCTCTCATTTTGCCCGTCACCTCGCTGGTCTTCTTCGCCTCGGCCGGAATGAGATACACCCCCGCTTGTTCCATCCTCTCCCCGTTCCGGATCGTGTAGATGGCTGGGGTCGGAGTATCGGCGAGCTTCCCTGGGGCCACGGGCTTGATGCACGGCCAATACCTCTGGATGGCTCCCCAGACCCGCTTCTTGGCGTCCCGAATGCTCGTGGAGGTGACCAACGAAAGCGTGTGGAACGGCGCGGCCATCCAATTCAGGAGAGCCCAGATGGCCATGAATTCCGACTTGCCGCTTGAGCCGCAGCCTGCGAAACCGACGAACTTATTGTGACAGCACTCATACAACATGTCATCGGCCCAGGGGTGCCAAATAAAGTTCTCAGTTTTCTTATTGAAGAAAATCTGAGCCGCGTTTTTGAAGTGC